CTGGATAAATAAAATGATGCATTAGCTATCTCCTGCTGAATCACCAATCACTCTTCCTTCAATATCTATATTAGGATATTTTAGTTCAAATATGCTTGGGTCTAATGATGGGTATACTACTCCATTTTTTGTTGCTCCTTTTATGTCATAGACATTTCCAGAGTAACCTCCTGATTCTAAAAATTTATTTTCTATTAGTACTGGTAATCCATCTTCATTGTTATCTGTTGGTGCGATTACAGCAGAAACGCCATCTGTAAGTGATATTTGATAAGCTAAATCAGCTATGACAATTGGTTGTCCTATTTGCCACTTATCAGTATCAAAGAACTCCTTTACTGTTTGAATCGCTCTTAGAACAACTTCGTCTTTATTGTAGCCTGTTTTTGTGAGTAAGTTAAACTTTACTCCGATGTTAATTACAAATGCGTCTTTTATATTTACAGCATCAGTAACCATTCTAAACTGAGTTAAGTAAGTTTGTATATTTTCTTTTACTGCTTGATTTACAGAAACCAATCTTTTGTTTGCATCAAATCCTAATATGTATAAATTAAGAGCTAATGGGTTTACCACTCTGTTGTTAGAGTTAGCATCAGAACTACTGTCTAATTGTGTATCCTGCACTATATAAGCTTTTGCTATATTACCATACTTCGGAGGAAGTGCGTAAACTCTCGTTATATAATCTTCTTTAGTTACTGCTCTTTGTTGTGCTTGAAAATATGCTAGTGTATTATTTTTAACTTCTATAATACTTTCAGAGTCTTTACCACCAGTAGCTGGTATGTTATTGTTTACAGCAACAGATGCTCTAGTTGACGATACCAATGCTGGAGATAAACCTGTTTGGTCTGTTGTAACGTTTATTTTGTTTATATTTCTTATACTATTAGACTTTACATTTTGGTCTACGCCACCACCATATCTGTAAGTAATAGTTAATTGTGTATTAGATGGAGCTTGTCCGTAAGCTTTAGTTGCCAAAAAATTAGACGGATCGAAAGCTGTATTTAAGTAAGTCGGTGAGCCTGGTAAAGATGAACCAACTTCATCGGGATTAGGAATAATCTCTTCATCAGGACTATCTGAAGTACCAGCCCCAAATCTTAATTCTGTTCTACCATCTTCTCTGATAAACGTAGTAAATCTTCTCGATGTCTTTAAAAGTTTTAGTAGATATGGAGCTTGGTCAGCAAAGGTATACAATTGGTCATCATTTTCTTCTTTATTCTCCATATCCGTAAACACTGTATCTTGAGCTAAGAAAGGAACTTCATACCAACTATTACCATCGCTGTCTGTACAAGTTAATATCTCTGTTACATTTGATTGAGCTAAAGCTATTCTTTTATATTTCTCTGCGTTGTTAAAAGTAAAAAATTCTGTAGCTATATCACCACCACTAACTTTAACAGATTTTTTAAGTAAGTAAGTTACTGGAACATTGTTGTTACTTTCGTAGATACTAATATCTAAAGGATCGTAAGAGCTAGAAAATTTAAAATTACAATCCTCCTGCGAAACAAAGTTTATGCCCGAATCAGAACTAACTTCCATTCCAGATTGTATAACCATAGAATATCTTAAATCAGGTTTAACTGAGTAACTAGCACCAGTGCCAGAACTTATAGCTGGTACAGTCTGAAAGACATCTAAATCAGTAGTGGCTGGTGTCGCAAGTTTTGGTTTGTATCCTAAAGATTGTGCCATATTGTAAACAGTTCTTTTTTCTTCAGCAAATGATAATAGACTTTCTTTAAATTGATTGTCTATATAATAAGATAAAACATCACCAACGTAAGAAGCCATCTCAATAAACATCATACCTGGTGATGATTCATTAAAATCATTGTATTCTTTTGGAAAATATATTTTAGCAAATTCGATTAGATTATCTTTAAAAGATGCAAAATCTTTATTTAAATATCTAACTTCTTTTACTGATTTTTTAGGCGCTGAATATGGCATTTTCCATCTCCGTTAAATTATATCTATTGGTTCATAGTTTCCAAAATCTAAAGCGAGTTGTTCTTCTTCACTTGCATCCGAAGCTAAACTAAATCTGATACTAACACCTACAGTATTTCTATCAGAAAAAACAGAGTCTATCGAAACTACATTTACAAATGGTAAGAACTTTTTTATAGCAGAGTTTATAGCTTCTTCTATTTGACTTTCTACATCACCTTCTTGCTCAAATATAACTTGTCTTAAATCACATCCAAAATTAGGATTACCTAATCGCTCTCCTTTTTGAGTGTTCAAAAGATTTCTAATATTAGATTTAGTTTGTTCTAAAGCAGTTTTAGTTCTTTTGAAGAACCCCTGACTACCATAGTTCATTGGTAATTCTAAACCAATATATACATCTGGATCTAAATCATTTTGGATTGAACTCATCTTTTAACTTTTTCCTTTGTCTTTTTTAGTACATCACTATAGTTTCTTGTTAAGTTACTCATCACATCTTGCACCGCTGGATTAGAGATATCTGCTCCTGCTGCTTGTGCTGTTTGAACTGCTGATACTTCTCTCTTAGTTTTATCAGGCATCATATTCCCATATCCCAAAGTCTCTGCCATCTTAGACGAATCAAAAGTTTTACCACCCATTGTTGGATACTCTTCATATTCACTACCACCAGCAGTTTCATTTAAAATATCGTTTAACACTGGATTTTTAGTGTATGTGACTTTTTCCTTTGGTGTTTGTTTCTTTTCAGGCAAAACCTCCATAACATCATTTTCTACGATTGAAGATTTAGTCATAGACTTGATACCCTCATTAATAAATATCTTATTTACTTCTTTTTTAACTTCTTGTTTAACTATTTCTTTAATTAAACCAATAAGTTTTGTTGTTTTAGCCATAATAACTCCTGTCTTTTATATAAATATCTAAATTAACATCTTTCTGTTTTCTTCAGCAATTCTTTTTTGTTGCTCTCTTCTTTCCTTTTCTTTTGCTAATTTTTTTCTTGTATTAGTTAAAAATTTATCGAAACTTTCTATTATTTTTGGTGCGACATTTAACTCATCATCAATATCTTTTATCTCTTTTTTCAATGTGTCTATTATAAATTTTTGAGCGTATGCTATAGCGGCAGCTGCAGGGTTTAGAGCAGAACTAATAGTAGAAGCTTTTTCAGTTGTCTCAGCTACTGTTCTAGTATTATCAAAGCCAGTCTTTACTGAGTCTATACCATCTACAACATTTTGAACAGAATCTTTAAGATTTTGAGCATCATCTATTCCCTTTTCTATTTCTTCAACTACCTTTTCAGCCTGTGGGTCTCCTTTTTTGTAAAGAGACAAAGCTGTGTCAACCTTTTTGTTTAGGTTGTCTTTTTGTTTTTTGATTTGGTCATCAATTATTTGTTTTATCTTATCTGAAGTAGCACTCATATTACCCCCTTACTCCTGATGTTTGGAATATTATTTCACTTTCCCCCTCTACATCTGTGATATCATCGGTTTCATTATCCGAATCATCATCTGCTACAAACACTGTTTTACTAGCTATCTTAGGTAAGTTTTCTGTTTGTATTAAAGATATCTCTTTTTGTAAAGTCACAGCTGCATCTCCAATTTGTTTAGAATCTTTAGCGCCAGATAAAGCATTTAAAAAGTCATCAAGTCCAGCAAATAGTTTTTCAAAGACATCTTCTAATTCTATACTTTTGACTACGCTATTTACAGAATCAGGATCTCCTAAATTTACAGCACCACCTTTTTTATCTCCAATGTTTATTTCGTAGTTTGAACTTAAATTTATATTTCTACCTGCAAACATATGTATATCACTATTATTTTTTTTACCATCTCCTTTTGCGTTTACGACAACTTTGTCTGAATTTATAGTTATCATATCACCATTCATTTTACCACCTACCGATGGAGGCCATCTTACAGAATCAGCTGATGGTTCTAACTCTTCCAACTCCGGCTTTAATTCGCCTGAGGTTATAAATATGGAACTACCATCTGAATTAATATCTTGTGTATGTGGAAAATCCATATCGATTATTTTTGCATCTGGCACAGATTGTCTGTTTGTAATTTTTATATTTGGATACATATATCCTGCATCACTACCAAACTTTATTCCGTGTCCAAATCTTCCATCTATTGAAATATCTCCTTGTTCAGAAAAATTTCTTCTATTGAATTTAATTCTTTGAGGTAGAACTAACCCTTCACCACTAGCGCCAGCTGTTCTGTTTAAATTAGCTCTATTATATAGATTTAGTGGCATATCATAATATAGATTTCCTGTGTGTATTGTAACATTCACAATTTCACCTTTTAGTGGATATGTTGTAAAGTGAGGCGATAAAGGTTTTATAAATCCATCTATAACATCTCCATCACTTTGACTGTGTAAGAATCTAGCCTCTATAGAGCCATAGTAAGAATAATCAGGAACCTGTCTTCCATCTTCTAATTGTTTTTTAGGGAGAGTAGATGGATTTAGATTTACATTCAAAACTACCGCAGGTTCTATCTCATAAAATTCTTGAGTTTCGTCAACATTATCTTGTAAGATATTAAAGACATCTGTGTAACTAGCAAATCCTACTTTATCTGTATCTCTATTTGTTACTTTAGGTGAATTACGAAATGGCATTAATTTTCAATCCTTTTCATATCTTCTGTAATCTCATCTGAATGATTTTGTAAATCAGTAGCAGCGTCTTCTATCGCACCCAACAATTGTTCTTTTTCAGCATCAGATAATCCAAATTCTTCTTCCGAACTACCTTTACTTTCAGAAGCTATAATTCTTTGTACTATAGCAGCTACCTTTACTAATTGGTCATCATTCTTTACATTAATTTCTAAGTACTCTTTCAACATAGGAATAATCTGTACAGCAGTATCACCATCTTTAATAAATGAAGTTACTTCTTTCATAAGAACTTCTAATTGTGTTTTATTTCTTTCTGTATTATCATATATATCTTTAAATAAATCTGATAACGATTTACCTTCAAATATTTCATAATCGTTAGCCATTTTATACTCCGTATATGTATTATTAATTGTGATTATATATAAATATCAAAATATTTAACTTTTGGAATATATGTTATATTTATATATAGGGTATTAGCCCTTTTTTTATTAACTAACGGGAGAATAAACGTGAAAGAGATAATAACAATGGTAAAAGGATATATAGATGATTTAGTTCATTTATTAACTTCTTTTGTTGCTATAGGTGCTGTTTCTGAAGTAATATTTGGAACTGGTGTCTTCGGCGTCAATGTTATTGGAAACTTAACATCAATCATAAACACATTCGGCGAATCAGGCTTCGCTGGACTCGTCGCTTTGTTGGTGTTGGTGGGTTTATTTCGTAAGTAGTTCTAAAACAAAAAAGGGGAGTTTTACTCCCCTTTTTTTTAATTCTCTTTTACAAGAGAACCTGTGTAACTAACATCAACCATACCTATGGTATCAAACTCGTGTTGTAACCTTTTATTATATTTTTTCATAACATTAATTATGCGAGTTATATGTTGAGTGTTAGAACCTGTCATTTCACGAATAAGAATATACAAAGCTTTTTTATTAAAGTTTTCTATACTATCTTTTATTCTGAATATATGTAAAACAGCGTCAGCAACTCTAATATCTTTATCTCTACGAAATATATTAGTTAGATTAGAATCCCAAAATCTATGTAACTCATCTATAAATAAAACAGATTTTTCTGATTTCTCAGAATCAGAACTTTCTCCCATAAGATTTCTTTTATAATCTAAGACATCCATTTCTTGATGTATCTTACCCATCTTATAGTTTTTGTTATTATTTAGTATGAGATAGTTTTTAGCGACAATACTAAAATAAGAAAATGCTTTACCTTTACCTTCTTTGAATTTGTGCATATTCATAACTAAGAAAGAAACAACTTCGTGTTTTACTTCTTCAGAACCTACATCAAAGTAATAAAATTTAAATGTGTGAATAATATTTTCAGCTAACTTATCAAAAGCTGCTCTTATATGTTCATTGTAAATTTTATTTTTTTCAAAAGGACTTTCAGTTTTATTATAAAGTATAATAGCATCTTCTGTACCTTGATTGAAATAATAGTTTTTACCTTTTTTCTTTCTCTTACGAGTTTTCTTAACTGCTGAACCTGATGTTGCTGTTACTGCTGACATTATTGTTGTTCTCCTTTGAATCTATTCAATTGATTTATTACTGTATTAATTTGTTTAAATATTACTCCAACTTCGTCATCCGCTTCAAAGTAACCTTTGTAATCTATTTTCTTAATTTCCATTTGAATCTTTTCTACTGTATTAATGAAGTCTGTTACCCAATCCTCTAATGCTTCTAACTTTGTTGTAATATTCCATATAACATAACAGGAAGTTACAAACAGAACGGACACTAATACAAGACTTATTTCTAAAAACATTTACTTTTCTCCAAACAATTCATCAAAAAGGTCTTGTGATTTCTCACTTAGTTTTGGTGATGGTTGTTTTTTCTTTTCACCACTAACGGCTTGTTTTATGTTTGTTGCTACCCTAACATTTTCTTCTTCGTCTGCTCGTTGCCACTCATCATATTCGATGTGAGTCGCCATCATATCTGCTTGGTGAAGTATGTACGCTATGTTAGATTTTAACGACCAATCGGGGTTGTAAGAAATGTAATAAGACTTATTTGCTTCTTCGTACATACCATCGGTTAGTCGTAATCCGATGTACTCCCATTCCGACATTTGAACACCGAAATGATTTAGAAGAAAAATAGCTCGGTCGGTAACTGTCATATATTGGAGTTTCGGATTGTGCTTAAATATTTCTCCTTTATTCTTACGATGCCATTCGGAGTCTTGTGGGATATAATAGTCTTGATTTAAATCACCAACCTTACCTAAGTCGTGGTGCATCGCAGCGAATATGAGTTCTTCATCGGTGAAGTTAATCATAGCGCCATTAGACTCCCACATCTTTTTAATTTGAATAGCGCAATCAGTTACGTGTAGTACGTGTTCTACATAACCACCAACCATAGCATTGTGATAAGCTGACTTACCACTAGCAGGTGCTAATGACATTCTATCCTCAAAGTATTTATACATCTCTAAGAGTTTCTCTTTACGTTCTCCTTCAAATGTATCTTCAATAAGTTTCATCAACTTATTCCAGTTATCTAATATTTGTTGTTCTGTAAGTTGTTTCATTTATCTAACCTCATATCTATTTTTTGTAAATCTTATTGTTGATTCTGTTCTTAATCTATTTCTGTATGGACTAAAAGATATCCGCACACCCCAACCGAGATAATCTAATATTTCTTTTTTTGTAACCGATTTCTTTTTATGTATGAAATCTACGATTTTATCATACGACTCACTTTTATTTCCAATCATATCAAACGAATCAGTTTGTAAAAAACTCCAACCATTAAACCATTGAGGAACTCTACTAGCCCACGGAAATTCTTCTATCTTTGTTTTCAAATATTTTTTAGCTTTATCTACACTACCATCATCATCTAATGCTCCATTTAATTTTTGTAGGAACTCATCTTTACCATCATATAACAATGGATATTCCTTTCCAACCATTTCGGGATAACATAGCTTGTTTGGCAAAATATAAGGAACACCCATACTAAGTGAATCTGTTGTTGATATAGACCAAGCAGAGTATTTCTGAAATGTTCCAACACCAACGTGCATTGAACGGATAAAATCTAAATATTCATCTCTATCACTTATCTTAACTCTTTTGGAATAAGGTCTATCTAAATCGGCGAGTGTGGTATAGACAGTAAAGTCTTG